GTTCTTTTGCGAAAATGGCGCGCTTCTACGGAGTAAAATTGGCCGACACTTTATCCTGTCCGTCTACTGAAAGTCCTCAAGAGAGATATACTTACGATGCACTATGCGCTGAACTAGATTCTTCAATTACACGATACACTCCATGGATACCATTACGTAACGGGCAGCTTAAGGAAGTTGTTGCCGTGCAATTGCTCAGACCGTTGCAAGGTACGGTTGCTGATCGGTTTGTAAACCCTTGGCCTAAGGACTACGATAGTTGGCGTTTATGGATGACTAATAGACTCGATGCTCTGTTACGAGTGTTGTTGACTAAATATCCTATGGTTGAATATCATGCTCATGAGGTCAATCAAATAGTGGTTAATACAATAGTTGGCGCTTACCTGTCAGAAACACCCTATTATAAGTATCTCGATTTCCTGTTTGTGAAAGATACTCTGTTTCGAGATATTATCAACTCTGCGATGATTGTCCCGGGGTTGCTGGTTTGTCGCCCGATCAATTATTTCCAGTTATCACCAGGCCCGAAATATTACGCGTTTTCTAATTATACTGGATCCGCTCAAGACCCCTGTCTCTTTGGCAAGGAGACGTCTAATTATGCGGTTGGTTATTATTTGCCAGCTTCTTTGTTTACTATGCCTTCGACGGTTCTGTTACATTATGATCGACCAAGTGTTATTCCCCATTATTTGATTCCTAGCGCTGGTATTGGTGTGGATATTTTTGGCCAGATGAGGGACGCGTATACCCTGATAATGTTGGAGTCGATTATTCAGCAGTTCAGACATAATGCTAATGCTAACCCTGCTAAGCCATATCATCGGTTAGATGAGTGCTATGCCGTATATACAGGCTCTTTATATGATAACGTGGGTTCGTCACATTGGCGTATAGCCCAGTTAGCTGTCGCTGCTACTAATGGTTACCAGCTCACTGAACGTGTTCCCGCTTTTCCAACTAACGGTTGGGTTTCTACATTGTTATCACAAATTCGTGCTCCTGGTGAAAATCCACTGGTTCTGTCGTCAAATCCTCGATACGTGCCTATTTTGCATGATTCTCCCTCACCTCTTCCAGAGTTCATTCCGCGGTGGTATGTCAGAGTAAATGTGAATAGTGGTATGGATGTCTCCAACGTTCATGTTGTAGATGATTCGGCTTCTCCTGTGCAAATATTGATGCAGTATGGATTGAATACAGTAAGTTTAGCGGAGGCAAGGGCTGCTTACGACTCTAAGTCAACGTTGCCTATAACTCCTGAGTATCATGACTTTTGGACTGGTGGTGCGTTAATGCACGCTACTCGCGCCGTTGCTGCGGATGCTGACGTTAATACGACACAATTTCCATCTATGCCACCATACTATTTTGAGCGTGCCCAAATTAGATCGCGTGGGATATTCACTTCATATCGGGGAGTGGTTGATAGATCTTTAGCGAAGGATACCTCCAATTTGATTTTTGCTTATGGACAGTATGGATTGACTGGCGACAAATATCTTAAAGCTAATGAGTCTGTGGCATATCTTGGTGCTTCGGGCGCGCATCAACCAAGACCTGAACCATCCATCATTAGTAAATGGAAAGAAGGCTCGATTCCAACTGTCCCTGCTGCAGCGAGAATTCGTCAGATAGGATACGATGTGACGTTAGGCCAAATTGCCGATTTGAGATTCCCTTTACCGGTTGGGACTTTCACGTATGTGTACTCTGATGTTGATCAGGTTGTGAATGGTGGTAATGATCAGAATGTCGCGAACAGAGTAGCTCTTGAATTGTTGGATACATGCATACAGCTTGTGTCTGTGAGAGGGTCTATGTGCATGAAGATCAATTTTCCTGACGGTATTCATTTTGGGAGAATGATTCGTTCTTTGGCTACTAACTTCGAGTCACATGCGATCACAAAGCCCATGATTGGGAATAATATGGAGGTTTACATACATGGGTTCTCTAAATTACAAAATAGTGTACCTCGATCCCCTAAGGCGTCAAGTGTAGTGTTCATGCGTGAGATTCGTAATAGATATTTGGTGATAGTGCAAGCCTGTGATCGTTTGCCGTTGCGTGGAATTACGGATAGGGGAGATTACGACTCTGGGATAACGCAAATCAATATTATCAATCCGAGGCTGAGTGTGAGATGGGCGGATGATGTCGCTGCCATATCTGGCTTAGCAATGATATCGGATGGTCATAGAGCGGTTATGTCTAGAAGAAAACATCACGGAGCTGAGATGTTAACGTTGACGGGCGTACGATCTCGATACTCCTTAAATCGGAACAGGCGCATGCGCGTTGCTCCATCGCCACGTTTGGATGCTATTGTGAATCAGGTGCGAGACATTGCTTATGTTGATCCTCAAGTATTTTCGAGTTCTGCCTCTTTATGGACCGCGTACACCTTATTCTGCAACGAGGTCGTCTCCCGTGTGTTCTCTGATGTGAATAAGAGCTTAGTGGATTTGGGTACTGGCCCTGAGGCTAGAATAATATCTTTAGTCCCACCCACTAAAGAGTTAGTGCTAATAGACTCTCGTCCGTTTTCTGAGAGTACTAACTGCTGGAACACATTAACTGATTTTGTGACCACTGATTACTTAAACCCGGGTTGGGAAGTACGTTATCCATCAGACCAGCTGTCGTGTGTACTTTCTTTGGGAGCTGCCGCCTCGTCTAGACTGATTTCCTTGTTAGACGCTCTTGATATTTTGTTGCCTCTCATCAATGCGAATGGTGCTGATGACATCTTGATACAACTCAACTGTCCATTATATGGGCAACAGACGGGAGTCGTAGGTGAGTTATCATTAAACACGGTTACCAAGCAGTATAACTTCGTCACATTTAATAGATCCGAACCATATGAAGCCAAAGCTGCTCTGGAAGCACGTATATTGCAGGAATTTCCGAATTCAAGCATGACATGGATAACAGCGACTATTGAGCTACCTTGGATCGGGATTCTCTGGGAGTCGTTAATGTCGATCAGTACTACGTCAATTGAGAAGGCGTTGGAGTTATCACAGTATATGCCATTGATATATATACAAAAGGACGTCAGAGGTGTAAATGTAGTAGGCCAGTTAAGGGTTGGGAATCTTGGCCAATTCGCAGTGACGTTAACATCCCCTCAAGACACGTTCCAACTGCACTTGAACGGGGCTGAGGTAATGGACTGGAATGGGAACGTTCTTACATCATACGTTGGGGCAGCTAATGGCGCACTACAAGGGAATGTGTTAACGATCCAGTGGATGCCTTCTAGAGTCGGAAATTACGTTTCTAGGGTTATAAATCTGACTGCTGGTGTGGATCAGTTGAGAGGATCTCTAACAGTATCACCACCCGACCAGACATTGAATGTTGTTTATCCCGCTCAGTGGGACGTATCATTAGCCGGGACGGTTATCACTCTTAACTTGGATGATTTTTTCGATCTGCGAATCTTTGCGGGAACTCAGACGGCTAAACAGATGATAAATTCGGAAAAATATAGTATTAGAATCACAGCTCAAGGAACGAGGGAACTAACATGGATAGTGGATAGAAGCGATTCGACGCAAAACTTTTGGATACAAGATGTTCAGTCTGAAGTGCCAGGCCAGTATATATCAGTGCTGCTTGATCAACTAACCACACATACCTGGCCGACGGATGTGCCCATCTTATTATCTGCTCCTGACGATTCAATGTGGGTTGTGCGTGAGAACGGCGTGATGCAATGCATACTGAATGACGACAGTTCACAAGTCCCTCTATTTTGGGATCCTCAACCCGTCAATTATGGCACTAACGCTGGCTTGCAAACGTATGAGGTGCCCCCAGGGGACTATGTGTATGTCAGGGTATGAGCGGCCATTGAAACGTAGCCCGTCGCCGCAATGTCTTCATC